AGAGAATCACAACTACCTATGAAAATAATGTTTTAGCAACTTGGACATTCAGAGGTATAATAAAATTTTTGTACAACTTAGAAGATAAACAATGACAAAACAAAACAAAGAACGAATCAAAGACCTCGAACGAGCTCTCACACGAGCAAAGTATCCAAAGCTGCCATATGTAGATTCATTCCTCACCAATTGGCAAGATAACTCAGCGAATGCACTCACCAAATCCATATGTGGATTCCTTCAGATGAGTGGATGTCAAGCGGAGCGAATCAATACGATGGGAGTGTATCGCAAGAAGTACCGCACCGATGGAGTAGCAATGGGAGGACAATGGACAAAAGGAACAGGAACACCAGGAAGTGCGGATATATCGGCAACCATTCGAGGTCGCTCAGTCAAAATTGAAATCAAGTATGGGAAGGATAGGCAATCAGATGCACAAAAAGTATATCAAAAAATGATTGAAGATGCTGGAGGAGTGTACTATATCTCAAGAACTTTTGATGATTTCATTGAATTTTACGACAACTTTATTGCTGAATTAAAATAGTTTATTATCTTTACTGAAATTAACACACACAAAATGGAAAAGAAAGAGCAAACAGTCGCAACACTGTACAAAAAGTTGCATCTTGCTAAACAGCAAATTGGAAAGGTTGCAAAAAATGCAACAAATCCTCATTTTAAAAAGAGTTATGCCGATATCAATGCACTGCTCACCGCAGTAGAGCCAATTCTATTGGAGAATGGATTGATTCTACTTCAACCGGTAATTGGTACCGATGTAGTGACTCGCATCATTGACATCGATTCAGGTGAAATGGTGGAATCATTCATGACATTGCCGATGATTACGGATCCACAAAAGGTATTGAGTGCAGTGACTTACTTCCGAAGAGGAACATTGCAATCACTTCTCTCACTTCAGGCGGTGGATGATGATGGAAAGGCAGCATCGATTGCAGTAAATCCGGTGAAACCTGCTCTTGACAATGCGAGATTTGAGTCCGCAGTGGCATCCATTCAAGCGGGAAAGTACACAAAGGAACAATTGATTGAGAAATGGACATTGACTGAGGTACAACTTAAAGCTCTTGAATTATGAAATGGCATCCATCCCAAATCGGTAAGCTAATGACCAATGGAAGAGGCAAAGGTGACATCGGTGCAACTGCAATCAGTTACATCAAGGATGTTGCCAAGGAAAACTTCTACGGATACCGTACTGAACTTAACACAAAGCAAATAATCAAAGGTAAAGAGCAAGAGCAAGATTCAATTGACCTACTCAACACTGTGCGATTTAGCAACTATATCAAGAATGACATCCGAGTTGATAATGAATGGATGACCGGAGAGTGTGACATCATCACCAACGATTCAATCATCGATGTCAAAACATCCTGGTCATTGGATACATTCCCAGCATTCAAAGAAGATGCTTACAATTCTCTTTATGAGTGGCAAATGAGAGCTTATATGATGTTGTATGATAAACCATCAAGTGAATTGATTTACTGCATGGTGACAACGTCAAATGAGCTATTGAATGAGTGGGATAATCTTCACATCCATCGAGTAGATCATATTGCTCCTGAGAAGAGAATCACCGTACTTCAATTTGAAAGAGATGAGGATAAGGATTTGTTAATATCCACTCGATTGGAATTGGCTACAAAGTTTTATAACGACTATTATCAACAATTGGAAGAGAAATGAAAATAACGATAGAACAATATGAGCACATTATTACCTATGAGGTAGGTCATAATGACGTAGACATGGAGGAGATGTTGGAGATACTTGAAAGGATGCTTCATGCAACTGGATATATATTCAAAGGAAACCTTCATATATTTGAACCTGATACAAACGAACAATGAAAGAGAAAACACTAGCAATCATCGGACTGATATCAGCATTTGCGCTGCTCATGACCTTAGGAACTTTGTTCGCAGCGTGGGTATTTAAAGGAGCATTTTAAACGTAAACAAATAAATCAAATATGGAATTAACAGTCACCGGCACAATCAAAGTAATTGAGCCAATCAAGCAAATCAGCGACAAGTTTTCAGTGAGAATGTTTGTCCTAACCGTACCAAATGGAGAGTATCCTCAGGATGTCATCTTCCAACTATCTCAGGACAAGTGTAAACTAATCGACAACTATTTACCTGGTATCGATATCACAGTGAAATTCAACCTGAGAGGAAGAGAGTACAATGGGAAGTATTATAATACTTTGGATGCATGGAATATTCAATCAACACCGGTAGTGGATGAGAGCTTTGACGATTCACCTTTCTGAGGGAGAAACAATTCGTGACTTCATCGATAGAGAGGTTAGGTCACGAGTATCCAAGAGGTACAAATTAGCACATATTGCTGAAGATATGGGAATTACCTATCTTCAGTTGTGGAGATTCTTGAAAGGTCATCCAGTGAATGAGGAATTCTATATCAAATTCTTTAAGTATTATGAGAGATAGATACTTCATCGCATATGTCGGCACCAAGAATGAAGCTCCTCACATGATCATCAACCGATTTCAGGATGTCTTGGATGGAATGGATGTAAATTACCTTATCATGATGACCATGGATAGTGATGAGGTACACCTTGAGGAAGTGGATAAGGATAAATTTAGAGATTTAAACGCAACAATGAATTGATATGTATAGAACTGAAAAAGAAATAAATGATGCAGCTGCTCTTGTTGATCTAATGGATTCACTTATGAGTAATGAATTGAAAAGAAAATATATGGGAGCTTTCCGCACTCTTGGACATGCTATTGCTGAAATCGAGGTCATTCCGGATACCAAGCCAATCGAAGCGGATCTAATTCTCACCAAGGTCATGACCAAGTATTATGACCGCTCAGAGCAAGGTATCAAGAAATATGGCACCACATTAGAAAATAATACATTACCTTTGATGCAATGGTTGAATCATCTCCAGGAGGAATTGATGGATGCAACCTTGTATATTGAGAAATTAAAACAAGAGATATGACTTATATTGCATTAGTAGCACTCAGTTGGTTTCTCGTGTCATTCGAGCCAATTCAGATGATATGGGATAACATCGCAGCAAGAATCAAACCGAATCACTTGGTCAACTATATACATGCCGGATTAGGTTGTTGGAAGTGCATGAGTTTTTGGTCGACATGGATTATCACCGGTGATTTCATTCAGGCAACCATTGTGTCATTCATTGCGTTTATATTGGAGGAATGTTTGAACAAGCTGAAATAGAATATATCAATGAGATAATCACGTCAAGTGATGCGTCAAAGTATGCCAAGAGTACATTGAATAGGTTATATAAGATATACGACAAGCATAATAATAACAAGACAAAAGAATGCTTTTGCTCTCTCACTGTGAGGAAAATTTACTTCAAAAAATTCACCGAATGGTATGAAGCAAACACTTGACCGATATATCTCAAGGAATTATGATGAGGTGAGGACTTACACTGAGTATTTCCTCACTAAATTCAAAGCCAATATGATTGCCGATGTAGTTATAAACAACAGTTATCTATATGTGGCGGATATCGACGACGATACCAGGGATGAGAATAAGGTCAAGAGCTACTTATTGAACACAATCAAGAAACAAATACTTTGGTCTACATCAATAAGTCACATGGAGGAAAGAGTCAACGCTAATGAGCTGGATATCCCAAATGATTGCGATGATGAGGAAGATTTGAATTACAAAATACGAGAGGAACGGAAGTACCACAATCAGAAGTCATGCATCGAGATATACAAGAGAGAGGTAAAAGACCGAATCAAGCTCATTATCTTTGAAGCATATTACGAAAAAGGATACAGTACAGCAAGAGCCATGGCAAAATACTTCAATATTCCAGTGACATCAGCTCACTACTATATCAGAGATATTAAACACGATCTAAATAAGATAAAAAATGAGAATCAAGAGCGAATATAAAGGAAAAACTATCATCAAAAATACCATACTCGGAAACATAACCGTAGTTGTTGATAATATAGATGTATCAAAGTTCAGATATTACGTTTCAATTGGAATGGGATATATCTTTGAGAAGGAATCAGAAACAACAACTGCACCGAATCCAATCAAATATGAGGGCATCGAGCAAGAAGTGAGCGCAAAACCGATTCCAAAGAGAAAACGTAGAACAAAAGAACAATAAGTGATGCCAAGTCCAAAACCAAACGAACAAAAAGAAGAGTATCTCCAAAGGTTCATGGGGGACTCGGAGAGCAAGAGTAGTTTTCCTGATGAATCTCAACGATATGCAGTGTGCGAATCTAAATGGGAGGAGTCAAAGATGAGTGCATTGGAGAAATACAATCGAGCATTTGCCAATCCTAAACGCATCTCATTCGATTACGATGAAACACTCACTCAAGCAAAAGAGATTGCAAGGAGATGGATAGCAAAAGGAGCAGAGGTATATATCATATCAGCAAGACATGATAAGCAAGGGATGATGAAAACTGCTCAAGAATTAGGCATACCAGCATCGAGAGTATATGCCACTGGAAGCAATAAGAGTAAAATTGAAATCATTCAGAAATTGAAGATTGACAAACACTATGATAACAATCCGGATGTCATCAAGCAAATTGGTGTGCATGGTGAATTATGGATAAATAAATAATATGATGGGGAGACCACGCAACTTTGAAACACCGGAGGATTTATATGAGCTATTCGAGAAGTATCGGAAGCATGTAAAAGAGAATCCTAGATACCAATATTCATTGAGTAACAAAACAGGAAAGGCAGAACCTATTCCATTGGAAGCTCCATTGACTTTGAGTGGATTCAGAGTATTTTGCCACGATCACTCTTTGGTTGTTCAAGATTATTTTGCAAATACGGGAGGGAATTATTCAGCGTTCTCGACAATCTGCTCACGCATAAGCGACGAAATTCGAAATGACCAAATTGCCGGAGGGATGGTTGGGCAGTACAACGCATCCATCACTCAACGTCTGAATGGACTCACTGAGAAATCGGACATCACAACCAACGGAAAAGATATCAACGAAATCAAGGTGAACATCATCAAGCCGGATGGAGATAAATAGTACCGTAATCTTTGAGAAGAACTATCAAGCTCTCCAGGATAAGGATGTACGGTTTATAATTAATGAGGGAGGAAGTAGGTCATCCAAGACATATTCCCTTTGTCAAATGATAATTGTCTACTCTCTCCAAAATAGGGGGAAGGTTACCTCTATTATCCGAAAAACATTCCCAGCTCTCAGGGCAACAGTCATGCGAGATTTCCTTGAGATAATGAAGGAGATGGATCTATACGATGTCAACTCCCACAATAAGAGTGAGCACATCTACACGTTCCCGAATGGAAGCATCGTGGAATTTTTCAGTGTGGATGATGAGCAAAAGATACGAGGAAGGAAACGTGACCTCGCATGGTGTAATGAGGCAAATGAGCTCTTTTACGATGACTTTACTCAGCTCAACATGAGAACTGAATGGAAGCTCATATTCGATTACAATCCAAGTGAATCAGCATCCTGGTTGTATGAGTTACCAAAGGAGGAGAGCATCCTCATCAAGTCAACGTATCGCGACAATCCATTCCTTCCGGATTCCATTCGTAGACAAATCGAAGACCTCAAGCGAACTGATGAAGCACTGTATCAAATCTACGCACTGGGAGAGAAGGCAATCAGCAAGAGCAACATCTATTCCAATTGGACATTCGTGAAGCATCGACCGGCAAGATTCGTGAACTATGTGTATGGACTTGACTTCGGTTACAATCACCCCACAGCTCTTGTGAGAGTGTATTGGTGTGAGGATGACATCTACATCGAGCCGGTAATATATGAGAGCTATCTCACCACGACCAACCTCATCGAGAGATGTGAATCATTGGGAGTTGAGAAGCACATAACCATCGTTGCCGATTACGCACGACCGGAGATAATCGCGGAGATGAACAACTCAGGATATGACGTTCAGAATGCAAACAAGGTTGTGAAGAAAGGTATTGACAATATTAAGACATTCGGAGTATTTTGTGAGGATGACTCCAGGATAAAAAAAGAGTATGAGAATTATAAGTGGAAGAAGGTTGGTGACTTCATTACCGATGAGCCGGTGAAGCTCTTCGATGATGCCATGGATGCGGTGAGATATGCTGCGACCTACATCAGAAAGGAATACTATACCGATGATTCATACTTCGCCTTCTAAACAAAAGAGCTATTATTTTTAATATATATAAACAATCTACAACATGGCAACAAATTTACTAGGCGAATTAGCCGCAAACAATGGGACATATTTTTTATCTAATGGTGAATATATTGGTAGTTTCGACCAAATAATTGTACGAGGTGCTGGAATAGAAGGTATTGCAATTTTTGAATATGTCGGAGAAAATTTAGATGATAGAACTTACGACTATCTTTATCATGGACCAGAAACAATTTTGCCGGATGGATTAAGAATCACACCTATAAATGACGGTGTCTTTTCTAGAGTAGAAATTCTTACAAATACTGGCGTTGAAAATGGTACAGGTCTAGAATTAGTTTTAGCATAACATGGGTAACATAAAGATATCCCAACTCACTCCCAAGGGAGCCAACCTGGAGTCAACCGACCTACTCGAGATATCAGAGTTCGATGGCTCAGGATATGTGACCAAGTCAATCACCGGTCAAGAGATAATCGATGCAGCTGGAGATTTTGTTCCGTATACTGGAGCGACTCAAAATGTTGACTTAGGTAATGAGGACTTATTGGTCAATGAGATATTCCTGTATGATGGTGTGAACAACAACTACGGCTCGATTCATTTTACCGATGCCAACTTTCATATTGAGAATGCCAGTGGATTGCCAATGTTAGTGGTTGAGGATGGATTTATTCAATTGCATAAAACGAGTTTTGTCCAATCTAATTTATACACGACTGGATTAAGTGCAACCCGAGATCACTATCTTCCGAATGCTAGTGGCACAATTGCCTTGACTTCGGATGTTGCGACCAAGCAAGATATACTTGTTAGTGGTACAAATATCAAGACATTAAACGGAGCTTCATTACTTGGCTCAGGTGGACTATCGGTTGAGCCATCTATTACAGCGGGAACGACATCACAATACTTTAGAGGTGATAAGACATTTCAAACACTTGATAAGACCGCGGTTGGATTGGCAAACGTTGACAATACAAGTGATTCAAATAAACCGGTTAGTACAGCTCAAGCAACGGCGATTGGATTGAAGCAAGATACCTTAGTAAGCGGTACTAATATTAAAACAATCAACGGAAGCTCAGTTCTAGGAGGTGGTGATTTAGTTGTTGGTGGTGGAGGCAGTGGAGTTAATGCACAAATAACACTTGGAACTGGTAATGTTTATTCTAATATTCCAAATGGCGCAAGTAATTTAACCGTAACTGGTGTTTTAAATACAATATATTTAATGCCATTTAAACCAAGTGTAACTTTTACCACTTCAAATATTTTGTTTAATGTTTCTTCTGCTGTATTAACTACAAATTCAAGAATATTAATTTATTCACATTCAGCTATAACGGGATTGCCAGATACTAAATTGTATGAAAGTACAGATATTTCAGTAGGTACAATAGGAATTAAAACAATAACAACTTCACAAACATTTACCGCTGGTGTTGTTTATTGGCTTGGTTTTTATTCAAATGGTGCTTCTGCATATAGCGCTTCATCTGCTGATTCTCAAATGGTAATTGGATTAAATTCAAGCGCTGGTATTTATAATTCAATTAGTAGAACTGTGACATATGGCTCCGCTCCTACAACATGGGGAACAACACATACAAAAACATCAAATAACTTTATGAGAATAGGATTAACCTCATCTTAATAACAAACCATGCCACAAGTAAGAAACGAAATTTATGATGACAACGGACTTGTCCGAGTAGAGTTCATCGAAGTAGAAGAGCCAAGTCAAGATGAGTTAATTGCTCAGAAGGAAGCGGAGCTATTGGCTATGTACAATGAACTTAAAGCACTTAAAGGCGAGTAATGGCACAAACACTTATCGCATCACCTCAGACATTCTCACCAGCTTACAATCCTTTGAAGTTCATCGTTGATTCAACCAACAAAAACAACTCAGGATTCAAGTATGTATTCCAAGTATTTGAGGGAGGTACAACGAACAAGATTGGTGAATACAAAGTCATCCCTCGCATCAACGATGGATATGGTGAGCAGGATCTATCTAAGCTCATTCAGAGTCAAGTATCCTGGACATTAGACACGACATCAACAGCAAGTATTGAAGCATTGGAATCTAAGTATGATTACAGTGTTAAAATTGGGGAGGAGTATGTTGCTGAATATATATACACTGCCAACCTCACAAACAACTCAGGGAATGTAAGAATATCAACTACCAACACATTCGTTGCCGGTGACCAGGTGGTCATCACACAAGCTGATGGTGGTGTGGCAAATCCTTTACTTGAGGGATTGCATACGGTCATCAGTGCGACATCTTCAACAGTTACTGTGAATGTTGCATGGAGTTCCATCACATCCAACACAATCGATGGAGTGGTTAGATACGCAGACAACCGAAAGATAATAACTCTCAATATAATCAACCTAGCAAATTACCGAGCATTCAATGGTGCAGTCCGTCACATGGATTGGATGTTATATGATGAAAATGATTATGTAATGAATGGCATCACCAAACAATTTGTGACCAATCAACCTCAATCATTCCATGCAACTCTTGGTCAAGATATATGGTTTAATGGGAGGACTAGAGATGGTCATAATTTTGTATTTCAGAATGATGCTGGAGATACATTTAAAAAGATAATCACTCCAGCTGTGACATACACACAAACGGGAGTCGGACCAAATAACCTAGGCACATTGACATTGTCATCCGGCACAGCTCCATTGATTAAGCCAACCACAAAATGGTACGATGTATGGTATAATAGCACTGCAACAATAGGAGCTCAGGACTCTCAGAAATATCGCATCTATCTTGACAATAGAATAATCATTGAGGAGTATCATATCTTGTTCCTGGACCGAATGGGATCATGGTCATCATTTGCATTCCAACTGAAGGCATATGAAAAAGGTGAAGTCAACCGCGAGATGTACAACAAGAATATCGAAGGATATGTATCTGATGGACATTGGACATATGGAGTAGAGGAATTCGGATTCCATTACTTCAATACTAATGTTGTCAAGTCCATGGATTTAAATTCAAATTGGATGGATGAGGGAATGGCTCAGTATTATGAAGAGCTTGTGACCTCACCAATGACCTATCTCAAGATAACAAGATATATCACCGACCAAATGGGAACAGTATTTGGAATCGAGGAAGAGGGATGTGTATCTCGAATCCCTGAATCAACTACATATGTACCGGTAATGGTGACCAATAACTCATACGAAGTATACAAGCAACGCAATAAGAATCTCATCCGTCAATCGGTGAATGTGAGATTCTCAAATCAAGACAATATCAATGGTTAGGATACAACTTGAGAATGGGTATCTCGATGTGAAGGAAGGTACTGCATTCCCTCTCAACTTCTCAATTGGGGATATCAGAGATTTGAGCAAACGAAATGGAACATTCTCAAAGACAATCACCTTGGTTGGCAATAAGAATAATAACAACTTGCTAGGTCATTACTACGATGTAAATATCCAGGAAGGAACATTCAACATCAACACAATTACAAAATGCACTGTACTTCAAAATGGTATACCAATCGTTGAGGATGCATTACTTCAGTTGGTGAATGTACGCAAATCACAAATGACCGATGCCTATGAGCAAGAGGTGGAATATGAGGTATTGGTCAAGGATAGTCAATCAGAGTTTTACACTGCAATCACAAACAATGAGCTAACTGATTTGGACTTTAGTGATTTGAATCATATCTTCACTGCATCAGATATCATTGCATCATTTGACAATACAATCACCGATGGATTCAAATATGTATTCCCTTATTCATCAACCGCGAATGCCACTTATAATGTGCGTCAATTTAAACCCGCAATATATGCCAAACAATACTTTGACCGCATCTTCTCCAATGCCGGATTCTCATACGAATGGAATGGATTAAGTGCATCACACTTTGATAAATTACTCATCCCATACAATGGTGATGCCAACACATTTGATGCTCAGGATTATTTGGTTGAAGCTACAATCACAACACCATTTAATGTTACATCCGCTGCCTATTCAAATGGCAACTTTGACGATGCTATTGGATGGACTGAGCTAACCGATATCCAAGGATTATTCAATCCAACAACGGGAGTTTATACAGTGCCAATCGATACATCACTTTTTTCAGGTCAAGGATACATCGTAAATTATGAGGTAGATTATGAATTGTCTTTGGATAATTTATCCGGAATGGATGTTCAAAATGCCAACGCAATATATACATATCAACCAAGAATAAGAGCTAGAATTGGATCATACGTTTCTCAATTATCAAATATCACTACTGGATATATACCTCAATTTACAACTGTACCACCAAGTGGATTGATATTAAGTTTAGGAGTCAAGACCGGTGGAATGTTTGTCGGGCAAAATGTGAACAACGGAAATCAAATGAATACGGGTGATTTAGTTCAGATTGAGATTGGAACTACTCAAGTGCCAACGGCATTCATTGGAGCATTCACCATTCAACC